CGTTATACTCCTACGTAGCTTACTGTCATTGTTACACTTGATGTTGAACTTGCTAATGCTTGTACGCTGTCACCATTAGCAAGAACTAATCTTTCTGTATCAATAATATATGTGTCCCCGGCAGCAATTGGAACTTCTTTATAAATTATATTTCCTGTGCCAGCTGTTCCAGCACTTGGTACTAGATAAATTGTAACTGTTCTATCGCTAACGCTAAAGTTACACAAATACATTGTTGTAACAGCACTGTTTCCTGAACTAGTATAGACAGCACTTGCGCTGCCAGTTAATGTTGCTTGACTTAATGCCATTTATTGATTCCTTAGAATATTAATCCGTATAAAATTGCTTTTGATCTACTTACCAACTCATCTGTTGCAGTAGAATTTGTAAAGTATACACCTGATCCAGCGTTTCCTGGTGTTTTAGCATAAACTACGTTACTGCCTGTTTCTGATATTGGATCGCTTGCTTCGTTGTCTAAACGCAATACATTTTTAAAGTAAATTTTTCCTGAACCGTTAGCAGCAATTTCTAAATCGCTATTTGTAGTTCCTACACTAATTGATCCTGTCCCAATAAACACATCTTGAGATACTAAGCTTGATCCGTTCCAGTATAAATTTGTGTCGCCGCCAAAACTACTACCTGTATTATACTGAATAGATGAAAGTGGGCCTCCAGGTAATGACGAACCAATACCAGAATCAACATAATCTTTAGTAGCAAGATCATTGTCATCAATTGGTGTTGCACCTCTTACTGTAGTGTAAGATGATCCAATTTTTGCTTCCCATGCATCATAATTATCATTAAAAGTAAAAGTAGTGTTTGTAAATGAACCGCGTTCAATTTCAATACCTGCGGTTCCAGCAGTTACGCCTGCTCCTACTTCATTTTGATTTAAAACAATGATATTATCTAAAATTACGCTGTTTACAGTTTCAACACTAGTAGTTGAACCAGTAACAGTTAAGTTACCTTCAATTACGATTGAGGGCGCTGAAATTTTATACTGATCGCTTACTCTTTTTGTTTCTGCCATGACTTATTATTTATACTGTGTAAAAATTCTTCATAAGTGATTTCATTGTAGTTAGGTAATATTTTCCACTCTTGTGGACTAAACCCTTCTTTATCAACACATCTAATAAACTTACTCCTAGGAAATTGATCTTTCATAATCGTATGAATTTGATTTAGCCAATTTCCCCAGTATGTTTCTTTCTCGTTTAAAGGCCTATAATTAGATGTTCCAGCATAAACATTATTAATTTTGCCGTTGTCTCCAATTAAATCAAAACCTAACAAATATATGGGTCTGTGCTCGTTTCTTGCTGCTAGAGAAACTGCAATTGGTCCACTTGAATATCCATAATTTATATCAATTTTTTTAGCAAAATTATTTGGAGTTGGATTTCTTGTCCAAAATTCGTTGTTTGCTGGATAATTTGATTTTTCTATTTCTGTTGCCATAGGGCGATCAGTTGCTACTAAAACATCAGGAGTAAAATTTCTAAATAAAGCGTTGCAGCCATAAATTTTTCCATGAGTTTTTAACTCATCTAAATTAACTTGTAATCTTGATTTTCCGTTTCCTAAAACAAATGCTTTTACAAATGACATAATAAAAACCGCATGTCATTATAACATGCGGCTCCTTTGTTGCAAAATTTAATAATTAAGCACTTGCTATTGTAACGACTTCTAGTGAAGAAAGTCCTGTTAGAGCATTTAATTCTACAGCAGCCGCAGCAGCAGTAAAATTCCATGCATAAACGTTTCCGCTAAAATCTGTTACTCTCTTGTTAGTAATCTTTTCAACTGTAAATGTTGCTGATGTTGAACGAGTAGCAGTAATTGACATATCACCGTTGTTAGTAACTGATGATACTAGTTCGCAAATTGCAGTACGTGTTCCGTCAGTGCATTTAAATCTGCGAGCAGAAACTTGCTTTACGATCCAACCAGTATATGTTGAACCACCTGTTCTGAAAGATACTCGAATTTGATTACCGGTTATTGATGTTGCACCAATCTTACCAACTTTTACTCTGGATGCTTCGGCTCCTGAACCTTCAGCATCCTTAACTGTCTTAGATAGTTTTAGTGAGCGTGCCATTTGTTTTCTCCTTAAAGGGCGTTCTAGGCCTACGGGGTGGTCGCCCCATAAACTGCTTTCGCAGCAAAACTATTTATTGTTTAGGATTAAATTAAATTTTTGTAAAATATAAAATACAAAATTAATAAGCTATGATTCATCATTTAGTTAGTAGTAAATGATTTTCTATCCCAACGCCATTCTTCAGTTCTTTTCCAAAGCGATGTTATTCTTTTACCTGTCCAATAGTCTTCAACCCCTTGTGTTTTTTCTTGATCTATAAAATTTAACCAATCGAAATCTTCAACTAACTCAAAATCATATGTTTTTGCTAGATCAAAAACATACTCTTTACTTGGTTGCCCAGACCATGTTTTAACAAGATCTAATCCATCATTTTCAACAAATGATGTATCAGTAAAATGTGAATTTCCTTCTCTGTTTGTGTTTTTAACTGGTATAACTATTTTTCCTTGATATCCATTTACACTAGTATCAATTAACAAGAATTTAGGATCACATTCTCGTATTAATGAAAATACTGTTGGGTGATCATAGATGTGTGATAAAAATCCTGCACAAATAACTATATCAAATTTTGAAGTAGGTTTCCATTTAACAAAATCTTCGTTAATAAATTCATAAGTGTTACTAGGAACATTTAATTTTTTAAACGTATCAATGCCGCGATCAACTACTGATTTTCTTATTTCGACATTAGTAACATACGATGCGCCAGCTTTTAATGCAGCAAATGACCAACGTCCATCATATCCAGCAATATCTAATACTTTTTTATCTTTCCATATTTGCCATTTATTAAAAAATACATCATGTCTCATGTTCAACCGATTAAGATTAATTTTATCAGTCATTACAACATTATTAATATTAGTCATATTAATTGAATTAATTAATTCAAGATAATTATTAAAGAAATTTTGCATTATCAAAATATAAAAGTTAACATTTTTTTTGTCAATAGAAAAGGGGCTGTTTCCAGCCCCTCTCTTGAAGTATTTTCTCAACTATTATGAGAATGTTACGTTGCTGATAGCTACTTCACCCAAGTAGTCGCCGGCGTTACCGAGGCTGCTTGCAGTGTTTGTTAGCTCAGTGTAAGCATAACGTGTCATAAAGCCTACTACTGGTTCAAATGTTGATGGGTTAAGAACAACACCTGAAGACATTAGAGGAATGTATGGGCAGTAGAATGCTGCTGCGTCTGCTTCGCTTGAACCCTTGTAACCAACTAGAACTGCTGTATCGTCAGCAGCGTAGCTGTCAACGTATACACGCATAGCACCGTTGAGAGTACCAACAAACTTAGTGTTAGTTGGGGCTTCAAAAGTACCTTCAGTTGTACGAGCAAAAGCTGAAGTTGTTGCTGACTGGAGGATTGTAAGAGCCTGTGGACTTACAACTGCCCAGTTACCAGCACCACGACGTGTGCGGCTAGCAATCTTGTTTGCTACGCGGTTTACGAGTACTGCAAGAGCAGCGTGCTCGTCACCAACGAATGTAGCTGTACCACTTACTGCTGACTGATTGAATGTTTCTTCAGTTGCAGCAAGAGCGCGGAGGCTGTAAAGGATTTCTTGATCGATTTCAGCAGTGATTTCTTGAGCAAGAGCAGCCATAATTTCTGCTTCAATGTCAAGACCGTGCATTGCCTGTGCGTCCTGAGCAGCTTCAAAAGTCCAGCTTGCGCTGAGCTTACGAGTCTTTGCTTCTACAGCCTGCTTGAGGATCTGTACAGAAAGCTTACGACCTGGAACACCTTCCATAGAGCTAGTTGAACCAGCCTTGTCATCAGTGCTGTTAGTGCCTGATGGTGTTCCTGAGTAGCCCTGTGCAATCTTGAATGGGCTGAGTGCTTCGTCACCGGCTACAGTGTCAGTGCCTAGTGGGCTTGAAGCTGAGCTAGTGAAGTTTTCTGAGTAGCGAACGCGAAGTGTATGGATCTGACCAACTGGGCCAGTCATTGGCTGTACACCAACGATTTCGTTAGCGATAACAGTTGGCATTACACGACGAATTACTGGAAGAATTACGCGGTTTAGTGTTGCTACGTTTCCAGCGGCTGTTACACCAGCTGATGCAGATTCTGCCAAATACTTTTTTGTATTTTCGAG